AGACATGCAATGGCTATTAAATACATATCCAGATAATTATATAGTAATAAAAAATGATATTAAAGATATAGATAGACTTCCTGAGTGTGATGTAGTATTTAATTTAGCTGCTGAATCTGATGTAGACAATAGTATCGTTAATATGGATAAGTTTATTGATTCTAATATTTCAGGTGTAAAAAACTTATTAGAAATAATAACACATAAAAGTGTGCAAATAAAACATAATAAACCGTTATTTTTTCAAGTCTCTACAGATGAAGTGTATGGAGATAGAGTTGAGGGTAGTTTTGATGAAACAGCTGCTTTAATGCCTAGTAACCCTTATGCAGCTACTAAAGCAGCTGCTGATATGCTTATAGAAAGCTGGTCTAGGACTCATGGATTAGATTATATAATTGCTAGACCTTCTAATAATTATGGTGAAAATCAATATCCAGAAAAATTAGTACCTACAACGGTTAGATGTCTACAACGGGGTAAAAAAATTAAATTACATGACAAAGGAAAACCTATTAGATCATGGACTCATGTAGAAGATACTGCAGAAGCATTTATTTTACTATATGAAAAAGCGTGTAGAAATAATATATATAATATACAGTCAGATTATGAACAAACAAATTTTATAACTGTTAAAAAAATTATAAATGCTTATTTTATGGGTGCTATAGATGTAGATATTCCAGATTATAATAAACATATAGATTATAGTTATGATAGGCCAGGACAAGATGTAAGGTACTCAATATCATGTGAGTCTATTAAAAACTATGGCTGGACTCCTAAAAAAGTTTTTGATGAAGAGATTGTTAAATTAGTTGACTATTATAAAAAAAGAAAGTGGAAATGGTAATGAAAGTTTTTATTACAGGAATCAGTGGCCTATTAGGTAGTACAATGGCTAGATACCTTATTATGCAAGGTGATAGAGTAGTAGGTATTGATAACATGATTGGGGGAGTAGAAGGTAATGTACCAGATCATCCAAAATGTACTTATCATAGAGGTGATATATTAGATACAGAACTTATGAAAGAAATTATGGCAGGCTGTGATGTAGTATTTCATACAGCATCCTTACCGTATGAAGGTTTAAGTGTATTTTCTCCTACAGTAACTGCTACTAGTATAGTATCTGGTACTATTAGTACCGCTATTGCAGCACTACATAATAAAGTAAGACTCTTTATAAACTGTTCCTCTATGGCTAGATATGGTGATCAGATACCTCCTTTTACAGAAGATATGCCTACTAAGCCTGTAGACCCTTATGGCCTAGCTAAAGTACAGGCAGAAGAACATTTGCAAATGTTAAGTGAGATACACGGACTAAATTATGTAACAGTAGTACCTCACAATGTTATTGGAGTAGGACAAAGATATTACGATCCTTTTAGAAATGTAGTAGGAATTATGATTAATAGAGCTGCACAAGGTAAGAATCTTGTAATATATGGTGATGGTGAACAAAAACGTTCTTTTTCAGATGTAAGAGATTGTATTGTAGCAGTAGAGAGAATTATGAAAAGCTTTCGCACAGATTTATCAGGACAAGTATATAACATTGGACCTGATGATAATGAAATGTCAATTATACAATTAGCTACGTTAGTATCTCAACTCTCTGAAATATATCTGCAGTTTGATCATTATCCTGATAGACCTAGAGAAGTAAAAGATGCCTATTGTTCTAGTGATAAAATCAGAAAAGAATTTAATTACAACCCTACTACAGAAGCAAAACAAACCATTAAAGATATGGTAGATTGGATTAAACCTATTACTCGTGAGTTTGAATACCATCTACCTGTAGAACTAGTTACAGATCAAACACCTAAAACATGGACGGATAAGTTAATCTAATGAGTAAGATTCAAGAGAAAATAACTGTGATAATGGATGAATTGCAACAAAAAATGGAAAGTAATGCTCATCTAACAGATCTTGCTGCAGTAGTTACTTTACTTGCAAGAGTATCTATATATAGAGCACATATGAATGATGAAGATAAAGATTATCATGATGCGATTGTATGGTGGTTAGAAGACTATCCTGAAAAGAGTTGGCGTGTACAGTAGTGATTGTTGGCAATGTAAGTATGTTTGCTGGGCTATAGGCGCAGGGCAAGGAGTTTTATGCTTTCATCCAGAAAATCAAAAGTATAATCCAAAACCTCGCAAATATGTAGCACCAGGGAAAGAAGATAACTATTTGGTGAATAAAGCAACGATTGTAAGATACATACCAGATGGTTGTACTTTTAGAGAAGAAAGAGTAAAAGATGACAGTTAAAGTAATCACACCCTATGTGTATGATAATGAAATAGCAGAACATAAAGATAAGTTTTGGGATCTTGATATACATTATGAAAAAGATACCGCTGGAATCGGTTCTGATTTAATGTATCAAAAGATGTGGAATCAGTTTCCTGAACACGATATTTTTATACTTCATGCAGATATGCACCCATTTAAAGATGGGTGGTGGGAAGAAATGTTAGAATATGTTGATAAATACCCAGAAGCAGGAATGTTAGGTTTATTATTGTTATACCCTGCACAGAATGATAACTATGAACACTATATACAATGTGCTGGTGGACAATTTACTAATGGAAAACCTGACCATTTTGGTAGTGGCTTAATACTTGAAAATAAATCACAATTTAAACAAGACTTAGAAGTTGATGATGGAAGATACCTAACAGTAAGAGAAGTTGCTTGGACAACTTTTGGAGGTTGTTATCTTAGACGAAGTTTTCTAGATACTGTAGGAGATTTTAGTCCAGAGTATGAGTGGACTTATAACAGAGATGTTGATTATTGTTTAAAAGCTAGAGAAGCTGGAGAACACATCTATCAAATACCAGTCAGACTTTTACATCATGAATCAAGAGATAATAAAAGAATAAAAGATCAGTCTAAAGCTGATATGGAAAGTAGAAACTTACAAACATTACTGGCGAAATGGGCAAATTCAAAATTTTATAAAACACTGGACAAAGAGATAAAAAGTGGATAAAGTATATATAACGAAACAAGAAATGTACGATGGCATTGAGAAAGAAGCTAAAAAATTGAAATCAGGTGATAATGGTCCTATATTAACTATGTTATTATGGATATGGATTATGTGGGGATTAGTATTTTTAGTTATACCTGCTTTTATCTCATTAGTATTAGTAGTGGTAGTATATGCACCATTTTATCTTGTAGATAAAAAGATTCTTAAAAGGAGAGATAATGGCTAAATTAAGTAAAGCATGGGTAGAGGCTGCCCTAGGAGAGTCAGATATAAATAGGTCTAAATTAGATGATTTTCATAAAGTAATTTTTCAGTCTTCACCAAGATTAAAAGCTTTTATTAATAATATTTGTGCAGCAGATAATGTAAACTATCTAGAACTAGGTGCATATAGAGGCGCCACATTACTTGCAGCAACAGTAGGCAATCCCGGAACAAAAGCTGTAGGAATAGAAAACTATAGTTATGATCTTAAAGAGAGAAATCCTAAAAATCCCCCTGAAGGTGGTTTTACTACTATGAAAGTAGAACTTGCTGCTCATATAGATAGACACAATAAATATACATATGCTATTGATTCTACTGCAACTACTCTAGTGGAGGGTAATTTTGAAGATGTAGATTATTCTAAATTTGATAAGTTTAATATATGTTTTATGGATATTCATCCTTTTAATGCTAATACTTATGATTCTTTTTTTGAAAAAGTATTACCACACCTGAAACATGAATCTATAATTATTTTTGGTGGAGTAGCAGAACGAGATAAAATGGAAACAATTAATAAAGCTCTACTTAGACATGAAGATAAGTTTACTCAAGAATATGAAGTATTAAGAGTAACAGCTAATATGCAAGATCATAATAATTACTATGATGGTATTAGAATTATAGGCATAAAGAAAAAAATTATACCAGCAGTAAAAAAAGCTATTGCACCCAAAAAGGCGACAACACCTAAAAAAGAGGCGTAAATGAAGAAAAAATCAGTAATAAGTTTAATAAGCTATGATGCAGCTTATTTACCAGAAAGTGTCTCTAAGTATTATAATTATGTAGATGAGATTGTTTTAGGTCTTGATAAGAATAGAACTACATGGAGTGGTAATAGTTTTTCTTTTGATGAAAAACAATTATGGGCAGATTTAAGTGCTATTGATGGAGATTCAAAGATCTCTATTATAGAAGAAGATTTTGTAAAAAGTAAAATAGCTATTGAAAATGATAATTATGAAAGAAACTTTCTTAAAGCACAATGCACAAATGATTGGATTTTTAGTATAGATGCAGACGAGTATCTAGTTAATCCAAAAGATTTTTTCTATAATTATTGTCCTCTTGTAGAACGCTATTATAATAAAGCAGATATTTGTATGACTTGGGCAACTCCATATAAAACTATTGGAGATGCTACACTAGTAATTGCAGATGAAGATGGATCTCCTTTTTTTGGGGAGAATCAAGGTATGACTACTTCTAAAGATAGTACTTTTACGTACGCTAGATGGACTGACAAAAGTGCTGCAGGACATAATAGATTAATGTCGCCTCTTGTAGCTATTCATTGGAGTCTATGTAGAGATAAAGATGCACTACATGAAAAAATTAATAATATTGGACACTCAGACTTAGTTGAAAATGATCCTTTTTATCAGATTTGGAATCAAGTTACATTAGAAAACTACGAAGAATTACACAATTTTAAATCTTCAGGACTTGGAACAGCTCAGTGGCCTATTCTCAGAGCTATAAAATCAGAACAAGTAACCAGTTATATAGAACAACATTTAAGTAAGGCATATTAATATGATAATTGACTTTGTAGGAAAATTTTATGATAACCATTCACTTTCGATTATCAATAGAAATATAGTAACTAAACTAGCAGAAGTACACCCTGATTGGGAAATATCTATTACTCCATTAGATTCTTATGATCCTGAATATAAATTAGATAAGAATATAGTTAAACAGTTAAAGACTCTAGAGCAAGCAGAAACAGGCGAGCCTGATATACAGGTACGACATTCTTATCCTCCTATATGGCAATGGCCTGCTAGTGATAGAACTAAGATTATATTTATCCAACCTTGGGAATATTTAAAAGCACCTTTTGAGTGGCAGTATAAATTTGAAACCTTTGCAGATGCTTTAATTGTACCAAGTAAATATATAGCTGATGTATTTAGAGGTGCAGGACTCAAACCCGATAATTTATTTGTAGTACCTAATGGGTATAATGAAGAATTATTCAATACAGATGAAGAAAACTCAGAAAGTAAGTATATAGATAAAAACAAATTTAATTTTATATATGTAGGAAATTCTCAATGGAGAAAAGGATTAGATATACTTATGAACTCTTGGAAAGAGGCTTTTAAAAAATTTGATAAAGCAACTTTAACTATTAAGGATAATCCTAAGATTTATGGACAAAGTAATGTATTAAATGAAATTATAAAAATGCAGTATAAAACGGGATGTTCAGATGTACAGTATGTTGATGAAGATTTATCAGATCAAGAAATGGCTGCATTATTTAAAGCATCTGATATATTATTACATCCTTATAGAGCTGAAGGATTCGGTATGCATGTACAAGAAGCAATGGCTTGCGGTTGTGTACCTGTAGTATCTGATGGCGGTCCTACAGATGATTTTGTATCTCATGAAAATGGTTTTAGACTTCCTGTAGAACGTAAATCTATGAATATAGCAGATCCAAATGTTTTTGCAATGAAATCTGGCGATTCTATGACAGGAATGAGTACACATACTTTTTATAATGAACCTAATGGAGAAGCGCTAACAAATGGTATTAAATTAATTTATCATTCACATAATAAAGAAGAAGAAATATATAGTAAAAGAGATAATATGAATATGGTAAATACTTGGAAAAAAGTAGCAGAAGATTATGTATCTGTCTTTGAAGAAGTCAGCAATAGAACTAATATTGTTAGATATTGACTTTTTAATAATTTGTAATAGTATAGTATTACAAGGAGAATACAATGGATGAATTAGATGAATTTTTTGCCAATCTAGAGGTAGAAGCTAAAAATAGTAAACCACCAGAAATACCTAGTTTAGATAGAAAAATTATTGATGATTTTCATGGTAATGTGCCAATATTTAATAAAGAAGTTAGTGGGCAGTTACCTACTATTACTCCTAAAGCTCAAATATATATTAGCGATGTTTTAGAATCAGGACAATATTTTAGATTTGCAGTAGATGGTGGAGGTTGTTCTGGTTTTAACTATGCTTTTGATGTGGAAACACACCCTAAAAAAGATGATATACAATTTTCAGATAATCCACCATCAGTTATTGACTCTGTAAGTTTAAAGTATTTATATGGAAGCATAATTGACTTAGATACTTCTGGGCTAAGTAAGCAATTAAAAGTAGATAATCCAGGAGCCAAAGCTAGTTGCGGTTGTGGTACAAGTTTTGCATTTGATGAGTCTATGATATGAAATATAAACAAATAGCAACAGAATTAGGGTTACCTTGGTTAGACCTAGATATAGACATACCTCATGAAGATATGTTACAAGAAGCTATAGGTCTAAAAGAAGAGTTTGTAAAACATCGCGATCAAGATAATGGTGGAGGTGGTGGATATAGACATAAAGGTTGGAGAAGTTTATGTATTCATGGAATAGACCCTACTAAGACTAATCATTTTACTCAATATGGTTATAATAGTCACGAAGAGACTCCTTATGACTGGACAGAGATATGTGCAAGGTGTCCTATAACTCATGAATTTTTTAAATACTACTTTCCTTTTGATGATTATTACAGAGTACGTTTTATGTTGTTGGATCCTCAAGGATATATCACTCCTCATGAAGATTCTGATGAACATAGATTAGCACCAATAAATATAGCACTAAATAATCCAGAAGGTTGTAATTTTAAAATGAAAGGTCATAAAGGTTATGTACCTTTTGCTCCAGGAAAATCATTATTATTAGATGTAGGAAATACTCATGCAGTATATAATAATAGTGATGAAGATAGATACCATATAATAGTACATGGTAAAATAACAAAAGAATTTAAAGAGTTGGTAGAGCATAGTTATGCGAAAAATGGGTCTCAATAAAAATTATGTAGTAGCTATATTTGATGATCCAAAATTTGCATCTAGAAATATGACTATACAAGAAAAACGTAAAGAAATTACAGAATTTTTTACAAGATTCAAGTATTTTGGACCTATAATTTATGGCAATTCAGTTAATGATGTATTGGACAAAGCATTAGAGCATAATGTAGAATATTGTATAGTACAAGCAGTAGGTCATATTGTTAGAGATGGTTCATTTTTTAAAATTATAGAAAAATGGATGGGTAAAAAGAATTTCTTTGTCACAGGACATATTATGGACAAAGAGACTCCAAATAGTAATTGGGCAGAAGGTAATGGATATTATGGACTACACAAGCAATGTATACTAGTTAATCTAAATTATTATAAAAAGTTTGATAAACCTGTATGGGGAGAGGCTAAACATAAATTAGACAAACCTGAACATTTAGCTGCTGCTAATAGACACGCTAAAGATATACATGATGACTATACTCCACTAGCTGTTATGCCTACAGAAGAAACTAAAGTATGTACTCCTTTAGTAGATGGCTGGAACTTTATAAATACAAGTTTAGAAAATGGTTTAACTGTTTATAATTTTCATCCAAAGATTCGTGATGCAAAAGAATTTGTCTATCCTACTAGTAGTATTGAAGACTTACAGACTCAGTTATCATGGGTTAATAATATAGTAAATTATGCACCTCAATGTGTATTTTTATGGAATACAGAAACATATCTAGATTTAAAATACTGTAAAATACAAGAACCAGTTAGACACTTATACACATTAGCAGCTAGTTTTAAACCACATATAATATTAAATACCTTTAATTTTGAAGATGATGCAATTGTTAATTTTTATGATTATAGCAAACCTGCATTAGCTTATAAGAAGATGATGTTAAAACAATGGAATGGAGAAGATTATCCTGCATTTATAAATTGGGCTAGAAAAAAATATCAATTTAATGAAACACACGGAACTCTAACAGAGCATGAAACAGATGATTTCTTATGGCAAAGAGAAATATCTTGGTGGGGCGGTGAAGATAGAATAAAAGAACATTGGAAACGCTACAAAAGACTTAAACATACATGGACTCATGTAGACATATCAAAGGATTGTAAACCTATAACCAGTAGAATTGTAAATGAGCCGGGTAGTGTAATTTGGTGGAGTAATGCTTTTCATACTGTAAATGCTCATTATCTTCATGGACTAAGAGGTGTTACTAGTAGTTATAAAACTTGGATAGATGAAATTACTAAACAAAATCCTAATATATGGATTTTAGGAAAAGACTTTTTGGATAGACCTGTAGAAGGAGGTCAGATAAAAGATTATGTTATTAAAAGCTAAAACAAGGCTACAGTTTGATAATAGTTGGGTAAAGCAATTAAAATTTGTAGAACACACAGATCAAGATTTAGCAGGTCATGTAGATGCTATATCAGTTAAAAGCGAATCAGGAAGTGTATTTGATTTTTATAGATCTAATCCTTTAGAAAATCCTGACGATTTTAAGTATACAGCTCTATATCATAAAATACCTGCTGTACAAAACTTAGTAGATCATTTTCAATTACAAACTACTAGAGTACGTATACATAGGCAACTACCAGGACAAGAGATTCCTTTACATACTGATGGCAATAATACAGCAGTAAAAGATAAAAATGATTATATGATAAGAAGTATTACAGCTCTTACTGCAAGTAAAGATTTTAGATATAACTTTATAGATACAGAAAATAAACATAGAGTTCAATGGCTAAGACAAGGAGAAACTATACTTTTTGACCCTGATTTAATAGCTCATGGAATGTCAAATGAGTCAAAAACAGAAACTAGATATGCATTGGTACAGATATTTAAGTTATACCCAGTAACAGACTGGGCAAGAGATTTTATAAGTACTGAAAAAGTAGTAAAAATATGAATATAGACTTTGGTACCGCATTCCACAAACCAAACGGTAATGCAGTAAAAGTAACTATTAATGAATTTAGAGATAAACTATATCTACATATAAGAGATTATACAATGGACGGAGATACAGGACAGTGGTTTCCTACTAAGACAGGATTCTCTATTCCAGCAGATGAAGTTAGCTCTTTAATACCTTTACTAAATGACGCAGCAGAAGCTGTAGCACAGAGGTATATATGGAATAATCAATTAGAAATGGAATTTGAAGAATTGGAGAATGAATATGAGTATTAAAGCTTGGAATGACGAACAAGAAGCTGAATTAACTAGGCTTTATTTAGAAGAAGAAATTAAAGATGTACATGAATTAGCATCTATATTTGAAAAAGGATATAGAAGTGTAATAAGTAAATTAGTACAACTTAAAATATATGAAAAACCTGAATTAGATGAAGAAGATAAATCACTAACTGTAAAAGTTATGCTAAGAGAGTTAGAAGAGATTCTAGGTGTAGAAGTGGTAGGAACTAATTTAAATAAAAAAGAAAACTTAAGTAAGTTATTAGAAGCTATCAAAAAGAAGATTGGTTAATGGGAACACTTAAACCAGGTGTATCATTAACATATGAACGAGTAGATGGTGTCGTGTATGGTAGATACCAAGGAACAACAGATAGATTTAAAATTGGAGAAGAAATGAGACCAATATCACCAAACGATATAAAACCAGAGCCACATAGAGTTGGTTGGGACTCTGCTGCTAGACCTGCTCATAACCAATACACAAAAGAAGAGATTGAAGATTTAGGTATTAAGGTGGTGATGCAACGTCAAGAAGATGGTTCTATAAGTATTGGACCTAAAACAGATGTCTATAAGTTTAGTGAAGACAAACTGATAGAAGAGTTTACAGACTATATTGATAGTACTTATGCCTCACACTATAATACCAATAAAATTCAATCTATGGAAAACATTATAGATAAAGGTCATGGCACCGGATTCTGCATGGGAAATGTAGATAAATATGCAAGTAGATATTTAAATAAAGGTACGAGAGACGATGCTCGTAAAGATCTAATGAAGGTGTTACACTATGCACTTCTTCAACTATACATACATGATAACAATTTATAAGGACTAGTCATGAAATATATTGTAGATATTGATGGTACTATCTGTCGTGCGCATCAATTGCCCAGTGGTAAATGGGATTATGAAAATCATACACCTATTGACGGAAGAATCACTAGAATAAACAAGCTATATGAAGAGGGTCACACTATTAAATATATGACTGCACGAGGAGCAGTTAGTGGTGTTGATTACTATGAAATGACTAAAAATCAATTAGATAGTTGGGGTTGTAAATACCATGAATTATCAGTAGGAAAAAAGGAACATTACGATATCTGGGTAGATGACAAAGCTCATAACTCGGAAGTATTCTTTAAATGACCACCAGTATGAAATGGTTTGCTAATCAGTGGAAAACTCAAGAAGTTGATGAAACTGTGGTTAATAGAGTCTTAGCAGCTAAAAATGTATTAGACATTGGTTGCGGTCACAATCCTTATAAAAAATTTGCTACAGGTAAGTTTTTAGGTATTGATGCTTATATTGATACAGCAGATAAACATATAGATTTTTTAAATTTTAAAACTAAAGAAAAGTATGACCTCATAATTTCTTATGGGGTTTTTCACTTTCATAGTTTAGATTTAATAGATATGCAACTTAAAAAAACTATGAAGCTACTTACTCCAGATGGTGTGCTATGTATGAAAGTAAATCCTAACTGTCCTAATTTTGATGGTTCTATATTACCGTGGTACAATAAATGGACAAAATCTCTTGCTTACCACTATGGGGAAGTGTATAATAAAAAAGTTACAAATATGAGGGAAAGCACTCGTGGGAGATTTAAATGGGAATACGAATAAATGCCAGAGATTCTAGCACTACTTTCAGGGACTTTTTATGGACTACTAATAGGCATAATTCCTGGAGCAGGCGCTACTACTGGTCTTATTTTTTTATTTAGCTTTATTACACTATTTCCAGATCC